CTGAAGAATCTGCTCGGCAAGCTGGTCGAAGTGCTCCTGGCTGATGCCGGCTTCCTTCGCCCAGGCGGTGTAGGTCTTCAGGACCGGATCGTCGTCCGGCACCTTGTGGTCTTTGGCGACCGTCAGGTCGTAATCGCCATCCGGTGCTTTGTGCTTGCCGGCGCGGAACTTGCCCTCGAGCTCGGTGTAGGACTTCGCCAGGCCTTCGACATCGACCTCGCCGTCCTTGACGAATTTGTCGGGCACTCCCTCGGGAACGGTCGCCGCGTCGTCCGGTTCCTTGGCGACATGATCGACCGTCGTTTCCTCGGGCGCCAACTCCTCGGACGCCGGTTCCTCCATCGGGGTGTCGTCGAGGAGGCTGGCGGCGGCGGGGGCCGGTTGAGGTTCTTCCTGTGTTTTTGCTTCCTCTGCCATTATTTGGCCTTATGCCTGAAGAAGAGCCCGCCAGGGCCGCCCCGGCGCGGCATTTCTTTTTTCTTCCTCGGCTTTGTCGCCTTCTTGGTTTCTGCCTTCGGTGGTTTGGTCATCTGTTTCTTCGCCATCATGTCCTCTCTTTCGCCCGGCTTTTCCGGGCCTTGAGTTCGCGGATCAGGGTGTTCTGGCCCTCGCGGAAAAACCCATAGTCGGTGGAGTAGCCGGGCGCCCAGCAAGGTTGGTTCATGTAGGCCCTCTCCAGATGCTTCATTACCTTCTCGCCGTCGTCGGTCGAGAAGAGCCTCGAGATCGCCTTGTCTATCTCGGCTTGCTCCGTTTCCAGATAAGCCGGCGCCTGGGGCGGCTCGGCCTCGACGCCGTCCCATCCCGGAGTGGAAATGCTGACGATATCGGCGTCGGCGCTCATTGGGCGGGTGCTCCCGGAGGCGGTGCGCCGGGATCGACCGGAACCGCCTGTTGCTGCGCCTGGGCCTCGAGGAATTGCTGACCTATCTGCTCGATCTCGAGGCGTTCCTCCTGGCTGGTTCTAAGGGTGACGGGGACGCCGAGCTGGTCGGCCACCCAGTCGGCGATGGCATCCATCTTCGCCGTCGCCAGGCCGACCGGGCCAAGCTGCGAGGCGATGCCGAGCCATTGGAGGACGCTTTGAACCTCGTCGAGGTTCTGGGCCTGGGCGAGGGGTGAAACGGGGACGATGCGGACCTCGAGGCCATCGACGCGAAGCGGCAGGTCGATCAGGCCCTCGTCGCCCATAATTTCCAAGACCAGGCGGACCAGGGGCACCATCGTTTCCGTTATCATCCTGCCATAGGCGGCTCCCATGTTGATGGCGAGCTCGCGCATCCGCTCGACAATTTCCGTTGCGCTCCTGGCCGACATATTGTCGGGCGGGAGGCTGTCGTCGAGGAGGGTCTTGCGTATCTGCATTCGGAGGTCGTTGATGACGAGCTGGGAAAGCTGGAGGTCGCCGGATCGCGGCAGCGGCTGAAGGCTTGGCCCTTGAGGCCCTCCGTTCCTGGCGACCGGGATCACCGCGCCGGGGACTATTCGGATCGTCTGCGGGTTGAGGACGCCGTCGTCGATAGCGGTGTAAACGCCGGCGATGTTGATGGAGGCATTCTTGAGCAGTAGCTCGATGGCCTTGTTCAGGGTCTTGATGTCGGCAAGGCAGGACAGCAGGGGGCCCCGGCCCCAGACCTCGCCGGCGATCTTCATAAACCGGCTGACAACCCAGGCCGACCGCTTGAGCTCGCGCTCGACGAGGATGTCGCCCTGGTCATCCGTTTGTTGCCGCCAGATGTAATATCGCCACTGCTTGTCGGCGACATCGTAGATCGTGGCTTCCCTGAGGTTGATCTGCTCCTGCGGCTTGTCCTCGAGCAGCCTCTTCAGTTCCTCGTTGAGGGTGGCGTCGGGCCAGGTGCGGGTGATGTTCTCGACCGGCATCTTGACCTTGCGATAAACATTCTGGACGCTGCCGTCAGGGCCTTCCTCGATGGCGATCAGGAAATTGGGGACGGCGGTGAACTTGATCTTGTTGTCGTCGTCTCCCTTTTGCACCATCATCGCCGCGGTGCCGACGCAGAGGTCCATCAGGAATTCGCCCATCGCCAGGTCGAAATTGGTCTGGTTCAGGATGGCGAAAAACCGCTCGGTGAAAAGTTGCAGGGCCTGGCGCACCTCGTCGTCGCGATCCTCGGGGATGTCGGTGCCCGGTTGCAGTACCATCCACTTCTTGTCGGGCGGAAAGAGGCCGCTCTGCATCCGGTTGGCAAAACGCTGAGTGGCGTGGACGGCGGTGGAGTCGAAGATGCGGACGCCCTTGTGCTGGCCACGGGTGCCGGCCTCCCAACTGCCGTCATAGAGGTTGCGCTGGGGGAGGGCGAACTCGTAGGCCTCGTCATAGAGGTTGCGCCAGGGTTCCTTCCTGTCCCAGGCGGCCGCCGACCGCTTGCGTAACTGCTCGGAAGTCAACGCCGCCATTTATTTTCCCCGTTTTTTCGGGTTCCGCTGGAAGCTCATGGCGCCCTCGGCGGACCAAGGGTGGTCTGCAAGCCGCCGGTCTGGACGCCGAGGGGCGATCCCGAGATCAGCGGCCGGGCCGACAGGCGGCGGGCGCGGGTTGCGGCCGCCAACTCCTCATCGGCCCTGCTCACCGGCCGTGGCGTCGGCTCGGGAGCCGGAGCCGGTCTGGGTGCGGGAGCGGGGGCTGATGGAGCGGAAAATAAACCTGCCATTTAAGCGTTCTCTCTATCGGGGTTGCGGACACCGGGTCCGAAGGTGGTGTCGAAGGGGATGCCCAGAGCTGGATCGAGCCGGGCCTGGAAGATGAGCTGGCGACTGCCGGCGCCGGACCTGGCGCGGCGACGTGCGGATATTTCCTGTTCTGCTGCTGCTTACGCAGAAGCTCGGGATCGGGGCCGGGCGGCGGCGGCGGCGCCTTGGGAGAGGAAAAAAGGCCGGCCATGTCGGCGGCCTAGAAGAACATCGAGCCGAGGAGAAAGGCGGCGAGCACCCATCCGCCCCAGGCGAACCAATTTTTAACGTGTTTTTCCCACATGACGATCAGGCTCCTTCAGTTTAGCGTACATCTTGTAGTCGGCTCCCTCGGGCCCGAAACGCCGGAGGATGCCTTCTTCGTTAAAATGAAGCCTTTTTATCCATTTGTCAGCGGGTCCGTTTAGTACACATACGGTGACCTGAAGGCGTACTAACTGCAATTCATCCATACATATGTCGATAAATTCCTTGGTTGCCCGATGAAAGGGCCGAGCAACCGTCGTCAAATTGGCATCGGGAATCAGCCACATTTCCGCGACTCCCGGCCACATCTGCATCACGCCGAAGGAACACATCGGGCGACCGGCTTTCGCGCCGGTATAGGCGTGGCCGAGCCGCGCCACGGACGAGAACGGCACGAGTTGCTTGTCGCCCGACAGCTTCACCGCTTCGTTGAGGGCGCCGATGTCTTCGAGGATCATGCGCCTATGCCCTCGTTAGAAAACGCGCTTCATTCGGTGCAGCCCAATTTCCCACCGAGCCCGGCACCAGCACGGTCTTGCCAGCGAGTTGACTGCCCATATTTCCTTTGAATTAAATTGGTTATTGCGTCCTGGTTGTTCATCAGCATCTCAACCAGTTTTTTCTTCGTCATTTTTAAATAGATGGCCTCGCGTTCCTCGCGGGTTTGTTCAACCACTCGCATAGTCATTTTCTCCGTACCATAAAAATCGCCAATAAAAACACGCCTTAAAATCCACATGCCAGATCGCCGACGTTCCTCGAAAGCCTTCGCTCGAGAGACCTGATGCGCTTTTCCAGGCCATCCATTTTGGCCCGGTCCACGTCCTCCTCGAGGGTGGATATGCGTTCGTGTGTGACATACCCGGCGCCGAGCGAGACGCCTGGCTGGATGACGGCGCAGCCATGAATGGCGATCCCGGCAGCGAACGCCGGTATCAGGGCCCAGGCCCTATGCGAAAACATCGAAGTCCATCGCCGCGACGCTTTGCCGGCCGACGGCCCCCGGCCGCCGCGTCATATGCCGGTGCTCGCCGCCGCCTAAAACTAAATATCCATATGCATCGCCGACATGGCTATGCTCGTTTTTATTCGGCACATCCCGAAATTTTTCCTGGCCGCTGCCCATCGACACCCTGGAGAAATGATAGCCACCGGAAAGGCTCTTGCGAATCCGCAAGCATTTCTTATCGACGAGGAGGCCCGGCTTCTTGTCGAT